GCAAATGATTCAACTCCTAACTTAGGAGATAAGCTTATTGGTACTGACGTTGATAACCTCAATGCCACAAAGAACTTTACTGTTGGGCAGGTTGTATCTTTGGCAAATGCTAATCTAACTGCCACTCAGGTTCTTAATGGAATATCTATTTCAAATCAATTACCATTAGGACTAGATGCTCCACTTATTGTAGAGTTTGGAGCTGCTCAAGGTAGTCCTTCTACTCCTGTGCAATTAGATGCATTTGGAAAGGTAACATTCAATGAAGATGGCCTATACTTTATTAATGGCTTTGGCTCAGTAGAGCGCCAAGGTTCATCAGGAGGTGTTTCTATATTACTATTTAGAGCTATGCTTAATGGTGTTCAAGTAAGTGCCACTAAAGGTTTTCACTTAGATTCTACAGGAATTGACGTTCCTTATGAATCAAGTATTCCTTTTGAGGCTTCTGCAGGAGACATCTTTTGGTTTGAAATTATGCGTGACTCAGGAGGTGTAAATGCAGGTGGGTTATATTCACACCCATCTTCAAATGGTTGGCCTAAAGTGCCTTCATCTCAAATTCAAATTTGGAAATTTAATTAAATGGATATCAGGAAAATATCAGTCGGTCCGGATTACAAGGGTGGTGCTATGCACTACATTTTAGGGCAGAAGGTCTTGAATGATACGCAAGAGATTCATCTTATTAAGCAAGATGACGAAAAGCAATCAATAAAGATTTATATTATCAATGATAAGGGTGAAATTGTACTTTGGAAAGAGTTCAATAACACTATACCTGTGTCCATTGAGTATAATATAAACTTTTAATGCAATCACCGCAGTATTTTATCACACGACCAATTTCAGGAAAAAGATATAACAATACCAAGGAGATTAGTGGTATTGACCTTATTATATCGACTTCTGAAGAAGACCATCGCTTCTCAAATAGGGAGGCTGAGGTCATAGAGGTGCCCGTCGGCTATAGTGGTCCAATAAAAAGGGGGTATAAGTTACTTGTACACCACAATGTATTCAAGTTCTATAATGACATGAAAGGTCGCCGTAAGAGTGGAAAGAGCTTCTTTAAGGATGATATATTTCTTATTGATAACGAGCAGTTCTTTATGTTTCACAATGGCGAGAATTGGCAGGCATATGATAGGTATTGCTTTGTAAGGCCTATAAAGCCTGAGGAGTCATTCATATATAAGCCAATTGAGGAAGAGCCGCTAATGGGTATAATGGTATATCCAAATGAGTACCTTAAATCAAAAGGAATCAATGCGGGCGACAAGGTGTGCTTTAAGCCTGACAGTGAGTATGAGTTTATAGTGGACGATGAGAAGCTATATAGAATATACGACCATCAAATCACAATCAAATTATGAGCCCTAGAGAACTAAGACTTAAGATTATTGATGCCGGATATAAGGCTGTTGAGCAGCTTATAAAGGTTGCTAAAGAAGACATAATTAAGGTTGATGCTGAGGACGACTTAGCTGCAGACAAGTTAAAGAATGCTGCTGCGTCAAAACGATTAGCTATATTTGATGCATTCGACATATTAAATAAGATAGAGGCGGAAAAAACAAACCTACAAGAAGCTACAAATGACTCAACAAAACTTGACACCAAACAGGGTTGGGCTGAGCGAAGAGCTAAATAGCCTCTGTAGGGTTATTGTTGGCTACGTTCCTGACAAGGTTTTATCTAAAAAGAATAGAAACCATAGTTGGGTTTATGGATATGACCCTGAGCATGATATGGTAATTATATCAAAGACAGGTCAGATTGGTGATATTGTTGAGATATCAGGACTTAAAATAGCCTTATCACTAGCACCAAAAGAGTGTCCTCAAAGACACTCTAAGTCATCTGAGCAGTATTGGGAGAGAGAAGAACTTCCTTCTCAATTGGGACGTATTCAGTCAATATTCCAATGGCATGAGATGCCAAAAGAATTTAAGGCTAGATATGTTGATTATATTGAGGAAGAGTTTGACCGAAGAGAGAACGGTTTTTGGTTTATGAATAATGGTAAGCCGACATATATTACAGGCTCTCATTACATATATCTACAATGGTCAAAGATTGATGTAGGATATCCTGACTTTCGTGAGGCAAATAGAATATTCTTTATTTTTTGGGAGGCATGTAGGGCTGATAATCGTTCTTTTGGAATGGTGTATTTAAAAATACGCCGTTCAGGATTTTCATTTATGTCATCATCAGAATGTGTAAATATTGCAACTCTCGCTAAAGATGCCCGTGTAGGTATATTATCAAAGACAGGTGCTGATGCTAAAAAGATGTTTACTGATAAGGTTGTTCCAATTAATAGCAACTTACAATTCTTTT